CAGGTTTGACTGTTTATGGCACTAGTTCTGGCGTAAACGTTGGAATCGGAACAGCTTCGCCTTCAGCTAAACTGCAGGTTAATGATTCAAATGATGCAAAAATTAGATTTTTAGATACAACTGATTTCTTTTATACTGATTATGGTAGAGATGGTATAAATGCTTTTTCAAACACAAATGGTTCTGCTCCTATATTTTTTAAAACAGGCGGAACAGAAAGAATGCGTATAGATAGTTCTGGTAATATAGGAATTGGAACAACCTCGCCTAGCCAAAAATTAGATGTGACTGGTTCTATAATTGCTAGAGCCAATGCTAGTTATTTTGCAACAAGGAATTATTTAGGAGAAACATGGGAATTTGCTAGTGATACTGCAGATGGTGTTACTTTTAAAATCACAGGTGGTGCGGCTAATACAACTGGAAATTTCTTTAAATTTCAAACACAAGCAGGAGGAGCAACTCCAGCTACCGCCCTTACAATAAATAAAGATTTAAGTGCAACTTTTGCAGGTGCTGTTAATGCTGGCTCATTTATAAAATCCGGAGGTACATCTTCACAATATTTAATGGCCGATGGTAGTGTATCTACAACTACTAGTCCTTTTAACGGTGGTACAATTACCAACAATTTAATAATATCTAATAATGGTGATGCTACTCAGTTACAAATAAAAAGAGCTAGCGGAGCGTCAGATAATGGTTTACAATTACAGGACCAAAATGGAAATAAACACGCAATATTTAATCTTGAGGGTAGTGTAACAAATAATTTACAAATTGCATCAAGCCAACAAATTTTATTTCATACAAGTAGCGATTGTGCAAACCCACCAACGAGTGAGCGTATGCGAATTACAGGTCAAGGTCGAGTAGGAATCGGAACAACTTCGCCTGATGGTGATTTGGAAGTTATTGCAAGTACAACTGTTAGTGGTGCTTCAGATAGTGTAAACAATGTTCTTATAGGTTTACAAGCCGCAAATCGACCAACTATTATATTAGATACAGCGGATACTACATATACAAATAGAACCTGGAATATAACTAATGTTGGTTCTGCTGGAAGTTTATTTTTTGGCAGAAATGGATTAGATGTTCTAGTAATGAAAAATGACGGTAAAGTCGGGATCGGAACAACTTCACCCGCTGCTCCTTTGCAAGTTGTAGCAACAGGTATTGGTTCAAATGGAACAATAGGTATTCAAGGATCAAATGCTCATGTGGGATTTAAAAATAGCAGTGGAACGTTTAGAAGCTGGGTTGGTCATTTTAATGCAGCAGGGCATGGAAGTGATGCTGATTTAAATTTAAAAACAGGATATGGTTCTGTTGGTAATATCAGATTTACCGCAGATGGCGACACTACCGCTGCTCAAATGTTTTTACAAGGTTCAACAGGAAACGTAGGAATAGGAACAACTAGTCCTGGACAAAAATTTGAGGTAGCTGGTAGAATTAGAGTTACTACTGACCCAACCATTGAGTTTTATGAGTCATCTAGTAAAAGAGGTGGAATACAGTGGAGTATCGCGAGTGATTATACTAATATTTTTGCAGTTGGTGGAGATATTAGATTTGATATTGGTGGTGAAAAAATGCGTATTACTTCTGGGGGCAACGTAGGAATCGGAACAACTACACCTGTTTCAAAAATGGAAGTACAATCTACTTTAAACTCAACAAATTTTACAGGCATTACTGTTACTAATACCGAAGGTGCTAACACGAATTTATCAAGAGCTGGTATTGCTTTTAAAGGATATGATTGGGTTCAATCAGCTATATGGCATGGTAGAAATATGACTGATGGGAATCAAGGAGCTTTAGTTTTAGGAACTAACCCTGATACTTCTGATTTAACTGTAGGTGGTGTTGTTGGTAGAATGTATATAATAAATAATGGAAATGTAGGAATAGGAACTTCTTCGCCTCAAAGAAAATTACATTTACACGAAGGTTCAAGCGGTAATAGTTTAATATCTTTTACAAATACAACAACTGGTTCTAGTTCAACTAATGGACTTTTGCTTGGTCTAGATTCATCTGAAAACTTTTTAATATCATCTTATTATAGCGGTACAAACATTATTCTGAAAACACAAAATTCAGAAAGAATGCGAATTACTACTGGGGGTAATGTTGGAATTGGAGCAAGTTCGCCAGATAATATTTTAACATTACAGGCAGCGGCAGGAAGTATGCACCAAAGATTTAAAGAATCAAGTACAACGATAGGTTTTATTGGTGGTGCAAATGGTATAATCACAGGTCATAATGGAAAACTAGCATTAAGAGCTGAATCAGGATTGGTATTAAGTAGTCAAGGAAACGCTGCTGATGTTGTAATAAGTTCAGGTAACACAACTTTTGCAGGTAATATAAATACTACTGGTGATTATAAAGTTGATGGCAATATACTTATCGGCACAACTAGCACTTATACTATAATAAGAAATCCAGAGGAAACAAGTGCAATATTTCTAGGTGATAGTGCTGACTTATCTAACTATTATGATAATAATGCACATTATTGGAGAGCATCAGGTGGTGGTACAATAAGAATGTCATTACAAAGTACTAATGGCAGATTAGGTCTTGGGGTGACATCAGCACATAGAACTTTAGATGTCCGTAATGATGGAATGTCCATATTTGGTACAGGAGATTACACTGAATTAATGCTTAGAGGTCAAGTAGAAGGTACTAGCACAGTTAGAAGTGTAGGTGCTTTTCATTGGTCAATTAGACCTGATATTGGTGGTGATAATGATGATTTAAAATTAGTAAGATTTATAACAGGTACTTTTAGTGGTATTGCTATGCAAATACAAAATTCAACAGGTAATGTAGGAATCGGTGTGACACCTAGTACTAAATTAGATATAGGGGGTATGGCTGACCCTGTGTTAAGAATAAAATCAGATGCAGGTGGTGACCCAGAATTACGATTTGATGCAGCAGCAGCTAATAGAAGTGCAAGAATTAAGTTTTATGATAATGGTTCAGTAGTAGGTGGTTTTATTGATTATCTACATAATGGCGATAAAATGAATTTTGGTGCTGGTTCATCAAGTGGTGTTACTATGTCGATTGGTGATGAACTTGTAGGAATAGGAACAACCTCGCCTAATGCAAAATTGCATATCGCAGGAACTACAGAAGCAACTTATTTAAATGTAGGCGCTATAGCTGGTAATGCTGGTATAGGTAGTACTCAAGGCGCAATGGTTAAGTTTTATAATGATGGTGATGGACATACAGTGAAAATTCAAAATAATAATTCATCAAGAACAGATGCTACTGTTTTTTCAGTATGGACACAAACTAATTCAAGATTTTTAATTAGAAATGATGGGAATGTAGGAATCGGAACAACTAGTCCTGGACAAAAACTTGAGGTAGCTGGTAGAATTAGAGTTACTACTGACCCAACCATTGAGTTTTATGAGTCATCTAGTAAAAGAGGTGGAATACAGTGGAGTATCGCGAATGATTATACTAATATTTTTGCAGTTAATGGAGATATTAGATTTGATATTGGTGGTGAAAAAATGCGTATTACTTCTGCTGGAAGTGTAGGCATAGGGACTTCAACAATACCAAACCCTTTTAGTGGTGCATACAGTAATATTTTACAAGTAGGAACAACAAGTGGTCATACAAGGTTAGCAATAACCTCAGGTGACACAAAATCTTGTGATTTAACTTTTGCTGATTCAAATGATGCCACAAACGCAGGTTCAACTATTGGTTCGATTGCTTATAAACACGACATAAACGCTATGCTTTTTGCTACAAATGGCTCAGAAAGAATGCGTATAACATCTGGGGGAAATCTTCAAATGAAAAACGATACTTTTTTATCTTGGTATACTGGTGCAGGTACAGAAGTTGAAAATATTGGTATTGAAGGCAGTGATGCTACAGGCACAATGAAATTTTATACTGAAGCAGTAGAAAGAATGCGAATTACAAGACCAGGTAAAGTTGGTATTGGAACTGCAAATGCACAAAATGCTGAACTTGCTATTAAATCAGGTTCTAATGTTGATTTAGAATTATTTTCTGAAGCAAGTGGTACAGCTTGGCAATCATTTAATAGAACTACATCTGCTTGGGGATATTTACGATTTCTTGCTGGTGGTGGCGAACAAATGAGAGTACATACTAATGGAAATGTAGGAATAGGAACAACTTCGCCTAGTAGTTCATTAACAATTGCTACAAAAGCAAGTGTTGGTACAATTGAGTTGTTAGCAACAAATGCAGCAACTATGAAAAACAAAATTATATTTTCAGAAGCTATACTTGGTGATGAAAGTTTTTTTATAGAACATGATGGTGCAGGTGCAGGTGCAAACAATTTACTCAAAATACATGGTGATGGTTCAGGTGGTACTGCTAGTGGTATAACAATAAGGAGAGATGGTCGAATTGGTATTGGGACTGATTCGCCTTCAAGTAAATTAGTTGTTAGAACAAGTACAGACCATAATTTTGAAGTTGAAGAAACTGGGGGCGAATTAAGATTATCAGCTTTAAATAATGCAAGGTCTGCTAATATAGGTTTACAATTTGCTGCATCAGAATTTAATTTTCTAACTGGAAATGTAGGAATTGGAACGACTTCTCCCACAGCTAAATTAGAAATAGTTACAGCGGTAGGTGCTGATGCTATTAGAATGAATTATGGCCAAAGCGCTGATATATTTTTAGGTTTTAACTCGGCAAACCCAAGAATACTTTTACAAGATAATAGTAATATTATTACACATGATTTTACTTCAAATGCTAATAATTATATTGTTGGAAGTAATTTAGGAATCGGAACAACTTCGCCAGTAGCATCATATGATAGAACTTTACATATTAAGGGTGTGAACCCAACTTTAAGAATAGAAACAAACAACTCAAGTGGTTGGGCATATCATCAATTTGTAAGTCCAGAGGGAATTTGGTCAGCTGGTATAGATGATGGTGAAAAATATGTAATTACAAATCACAGTACTCTAGGTTCTGGGCATGTAAAATTTAGTTTAAATACATCAGGTAATGCTAATTTCTCTGGCTCTGTAACATCAGCAGATGATATTATAGCATTCTCAGATAAAAAATTAAAGAAAAATATTAAAACTTTAGATGGGTCTAAAGTATATAAAATGAGAGGTGTTAGTTTTACTAGAAAAGATACTGGTAAAGACAGTAGTGGTGTTATAGCTCAAGAGATACAAAAAGTAGCACCTGAGCTGGTTAATGAAACAGAAGAAACACTAGGTGTTGCTTATGGTAACTTAACTGGTTATTTAATCGAAGCTGTTAAAGAATTAAAAGCTGAAATAGAAGAACTTAAAAAACAAATTAAATAATGGCAGTACCTACAAGTGGAACAATAGAAATGTTGAAACTAGCCAGGGAAAGAAAAGGTTTTGGCTATACATCAAATGGAACAATAACAAGCCCCATACATTTATCAGATTTATCAAGATTGAGTGGTGGTAATTCTAGTGGCTCTGGCACGAGTTACCCAGCTGTGAATACACTGAATCCTATATTAAACAGACCAGATGGTTCTAATCCTCAAGCAATGGGTGAGTTTAGGGGTTATGAACAAAATTTATCAAGGGCAGCTTTTCTATTTATTTTCAGTGCATCAAGTTCCTCTAATTCATGTTTAGCTGGTTTCCCATCAGCTATAGAATATTATCACACCGATGGCAACAGTCAATATCCTAGCGCATTAGATGGCACATTTTTCGCCTACACAACAGCAACAGGATTCACACCAGTTAGTGCTGGATTTTATCAAGTATTTGACACAAGTGGTTTCAGCACAAATAAATTCATACAAACAAATTCTAGTGGTGCAATAATTGGTGGTGGCAATTGTTAAATAATTTATTAAATTTGTAAAAAAAAATTATGGCTAATACATACGACTGGCATATAAATCAATTAGATGCTAAAATTAAACAAGATGATAAAGACAATGTTATATATACAGTGCATTGGTCTTATATAGCTAAGGATGATTCTGAACCTGATAAATATATCGCATCATCAATTGGTACATTTGGTGTTGAATATAAAGAAGGTGAAGATTTTATTGAATATGCTGACTTAAAAAAATCTGATGTTGTTGGATGGCTAGAAGCTGGTATTGATGTCGATTCAATGAAAACAAGTTTAGATAATCAAATAGCTTTACAAAAAAACCCAGTAGATGAGTATTTACATCCAGATTGGTCTTAAAATTAAATTAATATATTATGGCAAAACTCGAAGAAAAACAATTAAAAGAATTACAACAATCAATTGCAAAACCTCAGCAAATAGCACAAGAAATAGGCATGAGGGTTATTGCATATAACTCAATTGATGACCTAGTGCAACAATGGAATGACGCACAAAAAGACCAACAAGAAAAAATGAAAGAGATTGAGGATGAACATGGTAAAGGTCAGATTGATATTAGCACAGGCGAAATAACTCCTTTGAGTGAGGAATAATGGCACTTATAAATGCCAGTAGTTTTTTACTTGTAAAGGACCAAACTGTTATTGGTCATTCTAAAGAAGCTAATATTTCTTTACAATTAGATTTACCTGATGCCACTACAAAAGAGAGTGGTGGTTTTGCAGAATATTTGCCATGTATTAGAGGTGGCTCAATATCTGCATCAGGACTCACTGATTATACAGACACACTCAACTTTAAAGAATTTACAAGCTATATAATTACTAAAGCTATCAATACTTATTATTTTCGTGACCCTGATGATGCAACAGGCACAATATATAGAGGTGAAGGATTTTTAACATCTGTTGATGAAACTGCTGACAATGAAACTATAACTGAATTTAATTTAGAAATAACTTTGTCTGGACCAATAACAGTTGGTAATCAAAATAATTGGGAAAATATATTTCAGTTTTGGGAAAATATTTCAACTAATTGGGAAAACACCTAAATTTTTTTATTTGTATATTTACAAAAAATTTAATCTAAAATATATAAAAAAATGGCAGTATTTAATGGAACAAATTTATTGTTAAAAGCTATTACAAGTGGTGGTACATTAGCAACTATTGGTCACACAACATCAGCATCAATGTCTTTAAGTATGGACACACCTGATGCAACTACAAAAGATTCATCTGGATACTCTGAGTTTATAGCTGGAGTTAGAAGTGGTGAGATTTCTTTTGAAGGTCTAGTTGACCATACTGATGCAGCTGGTTCTGATGCAATTTCTGGTTACTTAAATTCTAGAACTAAAATTGACTGGTCATTTTCAACTGGCACATCTGGTGATGAAATTTATTCAGGAAGTGGATTCGTTTCTAGTTGTGAAATTTCAGCTGAAATGGAATCACCTGTAACATATTCAGGCACAATAACAATTACTGGAACTATAACTCAAGGCACAAACTAGAGTTTAATAAAATATAAAAGGCACATGGGTGAAAATTTATGGGTGGTAAAAAAATAACCATGTGCCTCTAATTTTTACATTATGGCAAACAAGAAAAGGGGTTACTACACTATAAAAATGGGTGGTAAAAAAAGGACCATGCATTTTTCAATGAACTTTTGGTCAAACTTTACAGATGACCTAAATATTTCTCTAGACAAACTTGGTGATATATTTACTGATGGTGTTTCATTATCAACCATTAGGTCATTAATATATTCTGCATTACTAGCTAATGACCAAGAAAATAAATTAATGATTGATTATGATAAATTTGATGTTGGTGTTTGGATGGAAGATTTAGAAGCTGATGACTTAGACAAAATAGTTGCAGCAATGATGCAATCTAGAATACTTGGCAATGATTTAAATGCTGGTATGGCTAGGAATGTTAAGCAATCTACAAAGGGAAAGTAAACACCCAGCTGACTTGGGATTCACTCATTGATTATTATGTGGGTCAAGCTGGGGTCACACCAAATCAATTTTGGTTAAACACTTGGAAAGAGAATCATTTGCAAGGCGAGGCATGGCAACTACAAGAGAATTTAGAGTGGGAAAGAATTAGGTATTTATGCACCATGATTTATAATGTGAACTGTCAAAAAAAATCACAAATGATTAGACCTGACAAATTATTCCCATTACCACAGGATGTATATTTAGAAAGAGGCAAACCACAATCTACAAAAGAACAAATGGAAGCATTTGAAAAACAAGTTGCTAAAACTAAATTTGACAAAAAACTAGAACTTTAATTATTTGTATTTTTGTGATAAATCTAAAATATGGCAGATAATAAATTAAGGTTTTTTCTTACAGGTGATTCAAAACAGTTTCAACAATCATTAACTCAAGCAGAAAATAAACTAAAAGCATTTGGTTCAAAAATGCAATCAGTTGGTCGAAGCATGACTATGTTTGCTGCACCTGTTGTCGCAGCTGGTGCTGCATCTATAAAGATGGCAGCTAGTTTTGACAAGTCAATGACTAAGATTAAAACTTTGGTTGGTGAAGCATCTGAGGATGTTGATGGCATGAGGGCTGCTGTTATACAAATGGCAAAAGATACTGGGTCTAGTGCTGATGAAGCAGCCGAAGCATTATTCTTTATAACATCAGCTGGTATTAAAGGTGATGAAGCTATGAAGGTTTTAAATGCATCTTTAAAAGCTAGTGCAATTGGGCTTGGTAATGTAGCAACTGTTGCTGATAGTGCAACCTCAGCCATGAATGCTTATGGTTCTGAAAACCTATCAGCCACTATGGCAACAGATGTTTTGACAAACTCTGTTAGATTAGGTAAATTATCAAGTGAGGAATTAGCTGGTTCTATTGGTCAAGTAATTCCAATAGCATCTAATTTAGGTGTGCAATTTCACGAAGTTGGTGCGACATTAGCAGCCATGTCTAGAACAGGTACAAATGCTGCAACAGCATCAATGCAGCTTAAAAACATTCTTTTAGGCATTTTAAATCCTTCAAAAGAAGCAGCTGACCAACTAGAATCAATGGGATTATCTAGTCAAATGTTAAGGCAGCAAATTAAAGATAAAGGTTTGCTTAGTGTTCTTCAAACACTTAAAAAAGAATTTGACAACAATAAAGATGCACAAGCTAAGGTGTTTGGAAGTTCAAGAGCATTAATGGGTGTCATGGACCTTTTAGGTAAGGGCTTTAAAGACACAACAGAAATATTTGATGGTATGTCTAAAAGTGCTGGGGTTACAGCCGAGGCATATGAAGAACTACAAAAAAGTGCTGAGTTTAAACTTAGAAAATCTATGGTGCAAGTCAAAGAAACTTTTAGGGAAGTTGGTGCTACATTGTTAGAAGCATTACTACCATCCATACAAAGTGCATCAGAATTTATTGTAAAATTATTAAAAGGGTTTAATGGATTGAGTGATAATACAAAAACTTTTTTAGGAATAGTAACAATGTTAGCGACTGCATTAGGACCATTGCTTATAGTTTTTGGTTCTCTAATTACATCAGTTGGTACTATAATTGGTGCAATAAAAAGCTCAACAATTGCAATGAAACTTTTAAATCTTGCAATGTCTGCTAATCCAGCAATTAAGTTTGCTACAATAATATTAGGTGCAGCAGCAGCTTTATTCAAATTAGGCAAGGCAAGGAAGGAAGCTGAAATGGAAGCATTAAACAAAGAGCTTAATGATTTAAGTATTGAAGATGCTGAAAAAAGATTAGCCAGTTTAAGCACAACATTGGCAGCTAACACTAAAATTATTGATGACAATAATAAACTATCATTTACAAGAAGAAAACACCTATTAGAAGATGCTGATGGTAACAGAGTTGCAACAAGAAAAATTGTCAGCAAAAATAAAGCAATGAGCAATGAAATTCAAATGCTCAAAGAAATCATACAGAAGAAAAAAGACATGGCAAAAGCAGATGAAGAAATTGCCAACATAACAAAATTAGGAACAACCACTGGTGGTGGTGGTGGTACTGGAACAAGTGGTCCAACACCTGAGGACATTGCAAAACAAACAGCAGCTGCATTACTAACTACAAAGAAAAAACAATTTGATGCTGAAATTGCTGCAACAACAGCACATTATGACAATCTTATAAAATTGAATGAGGGTAATGCTGGATTACAAAAACAATTAGAAACAAGTAAAGGTGAAGCTCTACAAAAAATTAGAGATGGTTTTTATGATACAGATGTAATGACTTTTCAAGAATTTTCTAATAAGAAAAAAGCAGTTGAACAGCAAATAGCTGATGCCACTGCAATAACAGAGGACCAAAGAAAAGCATTAGAAGTTGAAAAAACAAAACAATTTTATGCACAATTAATGGAACAAGCTGTAAAGTTTAAACTTGGAACTGAACAGTTACAGACAGCAATGGATGCTAAAATTAAAGAAATAATGGAAGGTCAAGTTGAAGCAACAACTCAATTTGCTACTGCTCAAGAAAATATTAATTCAGTTTTACAAGGTAGTTTTTCTAGTTTAGGTAATCAAATTGCAAATACATTTGGTGGTTCTGGGACTATATTTGGTGCATTTTTGTCAAACTTTTTACAAACAGCAACAAGTATTATGGCGGCTAATTTAGCCACATCAAGTGCAGATGCAGTTAAATCAGGTACTCAAACAGCTTTAAGTTTTGGTCCAGCATCAGCATTTGTGTTACCAGCATTAGTGGCTGGTGCAGTTGGTGTTGTATCGAAAGCATTTAGTGGTATTAAAAAGTTTGCTAGTGGTGGTATTGTAAGCACACCAACAATGGGTTTAATGGGTGAATATCCAGGTGCTAGAAGCAATCCTGAGGTTATTGCACCATTAGATAAATTAACTGGTATGTTAGGTGGCACACAATCCAATGTTCAAGTTGGTGGTGAATTTAAATTAAGAGGTCAAGATTTAGTTGTGGCTTTACAAAGAGCCGATAGAAACAGAGAAAGAATTAAGTAATGGCATATGGTGTTAAATTTCGTTTAGAATTTTCTGATGACAACCTTAAAGGTAAAAAGGTTGAAATATTAAAAGATGGTTATACAGGTAGTGTGCTAGAACTTATAGGCACAGATAATCCTGTTGAAATTGATTGGGAAGGTGATGATGATTTCTATAATCCAATTGTAGGGTCAACTTGTACTATAAATTTATACGATACAGATACTTGTAATTATGATGATTTTTATACAGCAGATGAAAGAGAATATAAGGTCAAAGTATCTTATAAAGATGCTAGTAACAATTATCAAACATATTGGGAAGGGTGGTTGTTAGTTGACCGATTTAGAGAAGCTGTTTTAACAAAACCATATCCAATAAGTTTAAGTGCCTATGATGGTCTTGGTAGTTTAAAAGGTTTTACAGCACCTATTGACTTGACATCAACTGCATTTAAGGATTTAATGTATTACATAACAAACATCTTAAATAATATAAATTTAGGTTTTGACATTCATATTGCTAATGATATACAAAAAGATGGTGCAAGTGGTTCTGACCATACTATATATGACCAGTCAAGTTTATCACCAAATGCATTTTTACAAAATGGTGAAAAATTAAGAACAGCAAAAGATGTATTAGAACAAATATTAAAATTTACTAATGCCAAAATATTTCAAAGTTATGGCAAATGGTATATAATAAATAACTCTAGTTATAGTGAACAATCTGTTAAAGATTCATCAGCTACAACAGCAAATGGTGGCACAATACCAACAGGCATTAGAGCAGCAGAAACTACATCTTTACAAAATAATGGTACTGAATCTATTAAATATTTTATTTATAATTCAAGTGGTGTTTATCAATCAACAAGTACAGTTGATATTTTACAAACTGTGCCAAGTGATTTACAACCATTAGGTGCTAATTTAACTAAAGAATATCTAAGACCACTTAAAGAATTTTCAATTGATGTTGAAGTTGGTGACAATTTTTTTAACACAAACAGATTAAGTAATGGTCATTTTGAACATGCTGCAACTGGATTTACTTTAACAAATTCAGCTATTGATTCCACATTTTCTTTTAAAGGTGATAGGTCATTAAAAAGCACAACCATATCATCAACAGCTAATGGCACATCTGCAATACTTGTTAACTCAACAGGTCTTGATGTACCTGGTGGCAATACAACTCAAGCTGACACATTTTCGTTGAATGTTTTTATGGATAGTACAAGTGGTAATACCAGAGGATTCAGGTGGCAAATAAGATTAGTTGGTCAAGGTCCTGGTGCTGGTGCTGACCAATACTGGTCAGAAAATTCAAGCAACTGGGTTGGTAGTGATACTAAAAACGAAGTCGAAATTGAAACCAACAAAAGATGGAAAAAATTTAGTTTTAATCTTGACAGTTATCCAAGTGGTAGTTGGTTGGTTTTTATAACTATTTATGGTGCTTATCAAACAACATCAACATCAGGTTTTACTGCTATTAATTTTGATAGTTTGTCTTTAGAATTTAAAAGTATTGATAGTAATAATAACAGAACTGATTTTTTTGCAAAGTTTGATTTGCTACAATTTATAAGAAAACGGACTGCTGATTTATCTGGTGTTCTAAATATGGATGGTGTCTATTTAACTAATGATAAATATGGCAGAATTTCTGGTAATTTTTTTAGGTCAAGAGACAAAACAAACTACTTAAAAAGTATTGAAAAAATAGTAAGCCAACAGGTTATAAATGATTACAGAGATTTTGTAGTCAGATATGAAGGCGAGTTATATAATAATAATAATGACCCCATAGGTCCACATAATAAAGTGTGGATTAATTTTGGCACAACAATATTACAAGAGCCAGTCAGTTGTTATATTGATGGTATGAATTACAATGTTAAAAGAAACTTGTATAATGTAGTAATGCATGTGCCAAATCAAAATGATGATGAAACCTCAGATTTTATCACAAAATTTTAAACTTTTTTCTTTTCCTGTTTGCTACGGGGTATTCTCTTTTAATTAGGAGAGTACCCTATTTTAATATAAAATATTTTTTATTTATTAAAATAATTTTTTTATATTTACTGGCTAAACTTAAAACTATGTTTAAATATTATTTTGATGAGGACCGAAAAAAACTAGGTCTCAAAAAAAATGTTGTTGCTAGTATGTTAGAATGTACTATGCCAACATTACAAAGCAGATTGGAAAACCCTGGCACATTTACAGTTGCCGAAATTAAGATATTAAAAGATAATGGGTTTGAACAATCTATGAATCGTTTAATTTAAAATCAACAAACATTTATGAAAATTTATCAAAAACTGTTTAAGTTGCAGCAAGAGATTGGTGCAATTCCAAAGGAAAATAAAAATTCATTTTTTCCTAATCACACTTATTTTGACATTAACGAATTGATTAGAAAATTAGTTCCGATATTATCAAAGTATAAACTATTGTTATTACAACCAATAGTAAAGAATGAAGTATATGCAATAATTCAAGACACCGAATCGGAAGGTCGAATTGTTAGCAGCATACCATTGCCTGAAATACAAGACCCACAAAAAATAGGTGGTGCAATTACTTATTATCGTAGATATGCTTTAGTGTCTTTATTAGGATTACAAGCCGAGGATGATGATGGTAATACAGCAACAGGCAGAACAAATCAAAGAGTAAAACCAAATCAAAAATTAAATCAAAAATCAAATCAATTTAAATTATAATTATTATGGCAGATTACGAACACAAAGCTGGTAATGGTTCAATATTCAAGAATCAATACAAAGAAAACGAAAACCAACCTGACTATAAAGGTTCAATCAAATTACAGGATGGTGCTGACAAGGAATTGGCAGCATGGGTCAAGCAAGATAAAAATGGAAATTCATTTTTGTCATTGTCAATTAGCGACCCTTATATTAAAAAAGATGAACCACAACAGTCCACTCAAAGCAATGCAAAAGTGGATGATTTACCTTTTTAAATCGTAGCAAAAAGGGAAAGAGGGCAGCCATTTGGTTGCCTTTTTTTTTGGTTTTTAGTTAAATGCATAAATCCAATTTAAGCCATCTAGGATGCGATTTAAGCGACTTTGGCTGTTCTGGCATATACTAGCATCAAAAATCCGAGAAAGTGCATTAAACAAAAATCCCCTCTGTAAATATTTTTTGTTTTTTAAAGTATTTTTTTAAATGAAAAAATAATTATATATTAGAAATCTAATAATAAAAATTAAATTATGGCAGAAAACAAACACAATGCAATAGAAAATCAAGTCATGGACTATTGCAGAAAAAAAATCGAAAAAGAAAAAGAAGTTTTAAATTATATTGAAACTCACAAATCAATACTTAAAGAGCTTGGTTATGAAATCAAAAAAAAAGAATTACCTGACATATCTAAATGATAATTATTTTTATGAAATTGGATTTGAAAAAAAGGAAAGTAAATTAAAAGATTTAAAAATGAAAAAAAGACAATATAGAAGTAATCAAGGTCGCAGCCCAAAACAAGAATGTGAAACACAAAAACTTTATTTTATTTGTGTGCTTGGACTTATATTAACAGTAATTTATTTGATATTAAAATGATAATACAAAAAGACAGTAATGACATTTACCACAGCCATGATTCAATTTCTGCAAGTGGTTTAAAAACAATAGCACAGTATGGTATTGAATATTATTTAACACAAACACATACTGAATCTGAAGCAATGAAATTAGGCACAGCTATACACACAGCTATTTTAGAACCTGATACCTTTTTTGACATTTACGAAATTATGACAGAAAAGTTTGATTTGAGAACTAAGATTGGTAAAGCAAAAAAATTAGAGTTTGAAGAAAAGGCAAAGGGAAAAATTGTTTTACAAAAGGACCAGTATCATGTCATTAAAAATTTAATGAAACGAGTTGACACTAATTCTTTAGCTAAAAAATATTTAAAAGGTGAAAAGGAACTATCACATTATTTAGAATATGAAGGTATGCCAGTTAGAGTTAGACCAGATGTTGTTAACCATGTAGAAGGTTTTATTGCTGATGTTAAAAAAACTAGATTGACAGCATCTGACAAAGATTTTGCTAAAGTAGTGAGACAATTTGGCTATCATATTCAGGCAGCATTTTATATGGATATGCTTGGTGTTGATACATTCAGGTTTATTGTGTGTGAGGACAAACCACCTTATACAATTGTTGTTCATGCATTGTGTGATGAATCTATCGAAAAAGGTCGCAAAGCATGGAAGGATGCATTTGAACAATGGAAAAATTATAAATTAACTGGGCAAATAACATCTTATCAACCTAAAGATGTTGCAGATGATGGTGCATTCTTAATTAGAATATAATGGAAAAATATTTAAGGATTGTTAATAAACATTTTGACCTAGATATCACTGTTAGAACCAGAAAATTTGAATATGTTTTTGCTAGGGCATGTTACTATTATTTATGTAGAAGATTTGGTGCATTTTCATTAAGCCAAATTGCTAGGTCAGTTAATAAAAATCATGCCACAGTTATTCATGGTATAAGAGAGTTGCCTTATATGATTAAACATGATGATACATTACTAAAAAAGTATAATTCATTAATTAGTAAATTTGATGTTAGCATGTGTATTCAAGACAACTCAATGAATGTAGAAACTCTGGTCAGAGATTATAATTTTTTATTATTAGAGAATGATAAATTAAGAGGCGAGAATGCTGAACTAAAAGAACTTATTTACAAATTAGCTGATATAGATTAATTTTTCTTTAATTTTATAAGAAAATTTTAAACATTGGCTAATCCATATTATAAATATTTAGGTAACGAGGACAGATTACAACACAATGTGATGAAATATATTAGCTTACAATATCCAACAGCTTTATTTACACACATACCCAACGAGGGTAAACGAACAAAATTTGAGCAGTTTAAATTAAAATACCTAGGCACTAAAGCTGGTGTGCCTGATGTGATGATATTCACACCAAACAAAAACAGAAATGGATTAGCAATTGAATTAAAAGCTGGATATAATAAACCAACTGACAATCAAAAATTATGGTTGTCATTATTAAGTAATGTTAATTGGTC